GGGTTGGCATCCCCCTGCGTCCATGCCTTATTCGGCCGTTTCACGTATTCACCGATCCGGCCGGGGGTGGAGTCGATTCCGACGTGGCTGGAGGCTTGCACGCTCGGGTTATCGAAATAGTTGCCTAAAGCGTCATATGTCAGGGCGCCCTCGGCGGTATGGATGACCACGAGACGGACGCTCGATCCGCCGCGACTGGAGTAGTTCGGACTCGGGATCCAATCCCGCTTGAGCGTCACCGATCGGCCCGCCGGATCGTGGCCGCCGGCCGGGGTTCCCGAGCGCAGGGGGTGCCATCGTTGCGGGCCGGCGGTGAGGCTTCCCCGCCGGGCGGATCGGGCCGCTCGGGGTAGTGCAGCTCCATCCCGATCGACCGGGCCAATCGTTTTGCAAGCCACCTACGCATGGGCGATGACCATAAAGTAGTGGGTCGCCGATGCGGGATCGTTCACGGCGGAATCGGCATTGAAACCGCGCAGCGTGATCTGGCCGGCCACCGCACACAATGGCGGCGCCGTCCAGTAGTGGTATGGCCCGGCGCCCGGGATCCCGATCCAGAAACAGTAGTCACCGACCGCCAGGCCGGCGATCGCCACCGTCACCGGGGCCATTGACGTATGGGCGCCCGTGCTCGGCACGTCCACCGCCGCCGTAACGATTTTGAATCGGCGATCGATCGCGTCGGCCAGGGCTTTGATATTCGCGGCCCCGAGCTGCACGGGATCGGTATCGCTCGGGTACGGGAGGCCGCTGGCGGTGGTGCCGGCGAGCGGCTGGACTTCGGGATCCTGCTGGTCTGTCTCATCGATCATCGGTTCGCCCCCTAGCTGAGATCGCTGTTGGATTGTGCCTCTTGCCAGCTCGTCGCGGGATCGACCTGTCCCCACTGAAGCGTGGTCGGGTACACCCCGCCCCATGTCACGGTGGATGAGCTGTGCGCCCGGTCGGAGACGGCCAGCGTCCACGTTCCCGATAGCTGCCCGGTGGCGTCGGGGCCGTAGCGATCCTCCCATCCCTCCAGTACCCCCTGCCAGCTTCCCCCGGCGACGGGGCTGGAGGCGCCCAGCGGGGCGATCGTGATCAGCGTACCGATCCCGTGATCGAGCGCGGCCGGATCCCAGGATTCCACGGCGCCGATCTGCCAGGCCGGGATGGCAAGCCGGCGGATGATATTGGTGGCTCGTTGCTGGGCCGCTGCCAGCGATCCCAGGCCGGTCTGGACGGTGAGCGCGTGGCGTTCATAGGTGGTGATCGAATCCGGGCTAGAGGCGGCGGCCGGGGCGCCGCCCGGCCATTCCACGGAGACGTCATTCACGAGATCGTCAGTCTGTTCCCATTGGAGATCGACGTAGGTGAGGCTCGGATCGGGTGTCCATTGAATGTCTGAGATCCGAGAGTCGAGAAACTGGCAGAGGATCGACCCATCCCCGAGATCGGCGACCACGCAGCCGGTATCGCTCATCACGGCGCCGATGATCTGATCGGCCCCCACCGGGTCATCCCCGGCCACCCCGTAGGCGGCCAGGGCGTAGGTGTCCCCGCCCTGAATCACGGCCGGGATGCCGGCCGTCGCCAGCACCGATGCCACGCGGGCATGGGCGTTTGTGGCGGCCAGCGGTAGCGGGATCTGGACGCGTGGCAGGCGGGCGATCTGGCCGATGCCGACGATCGTGAATGACGTGTCATCGGGATCCGAGGCGGGCGCCCGCACCACCTCGGACACGCGCCCGGTGAAGCGGGCATGGCCGTCCACGGTGATCACGAGCGGATCGGCGATCGAGACGGCGGCGCCGGCCGGATCGGGGGTGACGACTTCCACGGTGGCGCTGGCGGCGGCCAGGCCGTCATCGGCTCGGGTGCGGCCGGAGCGGATCGTCACGTCGGCCAGCACGTTTGCGGGCGGGATCGCTGTCCCCCGGATTGTCACCGTCACGACCACGGCTAGCCCCCCAGGGGTCGCTGGCCGCGGCGGCGGTCATAGCGTTCCATCACGCGGCGGATCGCTAGCGCCGTCGACTCGGGATCGATCGCCCCCGAGATCGAGACGTTTATCACCGGGCCACCGCCGGCCGACCTCGAGGCCGGCCCGCTCGCGCCGCCGGGCAGGGCCAGCGGGCCGGGGAGATCGATTGAGGGGACGTGGATGCGCCCGAGCGCCCCGATCAGGCGATTCACCGCGTCCAATACCGCCTCGATGGCGGCGGTAATCGCGTCCATCGCCCCCTTCACCGCCGCTCGGACGGTGCCCGACTTTTCATACAAAAGCTGGAATGCTCGGATCAGTAGCCCGATCGGGCCGAGCAATAGGACAGCGTTTTGTTTGGCGGTGGCGAATGCCGACTGGACGATCTCGCGGAATCGGCTGGAGTGGCGGTAGGCCAGCACCACCCCGGCGGTCAATGCGGCCACAGCGATGATGGCGATCCCGATCGGGTTTGCGCTCATCGCCGCATTCAGTAGCCACTGTGCGGCGGCCCATACCCGCGTGGCGGCGGCGACGATTTTGGTTCGGGCGTTGTAGATCGTCATCGCCGTTGTGTAGACGCGGATGGCCGCGTTGGCGGCCAGGATGGCGGCGGCGACGGCGGCGACGGCGCCGGCCACGGCCAGGATCGCGCCGGGGTGCTGGCCGGCGATGCCGGCAAACCGCGTGAACACTGGCAGCACCGCCTGAAGGATCGGCAGCAATCCGGCCCCGATCGACTCCTGTAGCTCATCCATTTCGATGGTCATGAGCTTGTATTGGCCGCTGGCCGTCTCGGCCGATTGGGCGGCGGCGCCGCCGACCTGTGCGTTTAGCTCCGACTGGACTTTGGCCCAGTCCTTTGATTTCACGGCCGCGTCGGACAGGCCGGGCACGAGCTTTTTTAGGCTGGCCGCGTTGCCGGCATAGCCTTTGGCGACGGCGGCGGTGACAGTCGCCAGCGGCTTCCCGGTGGCGGCCGCCAGATCCGCCGACAGGGCTAGCAGCTTTTGGGATTCGTGAACGTCACCCGAGGCCCGCACGAGCTGGGCCATCGCCGGCCGCAGCTCATCGTCGGCGATCGCGGTCTGTCGCATCATCGAATCGATGTAGGCGTTATTGGCGCTGATCGCCGCGTCGGTGGCGCCCGTCGATCGGCGGATCTGGCTTTCCAGCTTTTCCCGGCTGGCCGCGTCTTCAGCGGCCGCTTTGGCGCTGGACACGGCGGCCGCCGACAGGGCGGTGAACGCGATCGCGGCGGGCACCGCCGCCCGTTGGATCCCGGCCTGTAGCTTTTGGCCGCTGGTCTGCGTGTCGCCTAGGGCTTTGTCCACGTTTCGGATCGCGCCGACCGCCTGCGCGGTTTCGGCGCCGATCCGGATCACCACGGATGACATGCCGGCCACTAGAGGATCCCCGCGTCTCGGAGGATCTGATTCACGGCGGCCAGATAGGCGCCCTGCGCCCCGCCGGCTGTGTATCGCTGGACGGCCGGGCGGATCCAGTAGTCACCGCCGGCATTGGCGACGAAGTTAGGGCCGCCGTGCTCGGATCCCCATAGGATCGCGCCGGCCGCCGTCCCCCGGCTGCCGACCTTCCGGCTCCCGCCGACCTCGACGGCCACGAGCCGATCCCGCTTGACGCGGATGGCCTGCGCCACGATCCGGGCTTGTGGCGTCGGCGAGCTGGCGGCCGATCGTTGCAGCTCCGTCACGAGCTGGCCGGCGGCCACGCCAGCCGCGTTTCGGAGCCGAACGTTCGCCTCATCCCGCAGGCTCTTTTCCACCTTCCCCAATCCCCGCATCAGGGCGGTCAGATCGTGCGTGTCACAGGTGAACGATTGGCGGGCCACCTAGCGGGCCGCCCTTTTCGTCACGAGCTCTACCATCGTCGCCAGCATTTCGGGGGTTTCCTCCAGTAGTGCGGATGGCGGGATCTGTGTGGCGATCGCCAGGCTGGCGATCATTCGGGAGACACTCGTTCGGGGAAAGGGTCGGCCGCCGCCATCACCGGGCCGTCATCGGGCGTGTCCAGTGTCACGTCATCGGCTTCCCAATCCTCAAACGCGGGCCATTCCCGGCGGGGTAGGCCGGCGGCCCGCATGGCGGCCGCATAGCCGAGGAATCGCGTCCACGTCATCGCCGTCCCTTCGCTCACCTGTGACGGGATGCCACGCTTGAGCGCCCACAGTTCCCAATCCGACCATTCCCTTTGGGTGATCTCGATCTGTTCGGTGCGGCCGTTCCGGTAGCTGATCGTGCCGGTCATTTGGATCACTCGGCCACCGCCTCAGTCTCGCGGCCCAGCGTGTCCGTCCACGTCGGCTTTGACTGGCAGGGCCAACTGAAATCCTGCGTCACCTGTTCGCCGACCGCGCCGCCGATCGGGAATGCCCGCATTTGTACCTGCCCGGTCAGCGTGGCCGGCGATGACGTGTTCGGCACCCACTCGAAATCGACGATATCGCCGTCGTTGTCGTAGGCGTAGCGGGAGAGGCCGGCGGGATCGGTGAAATCCATGATCGCCGTCCCGTCGAGTGTGTAGTCCGTGGTCATCAGCGGGGCCGGATCTGGCTCGGCCAGGGTCGGCGTTCCGTCCGTCTCATCCACCGCTGGCGTCAAAGCCAGGGCGGAAACCTGAAACCCGTACTCCGCTGGAACGGTGCCGAGCGTCAGTGTGCCCGGCCCGAGACGGCTATCGGTGAATGGCATCGTAAATCCTCTCCGTATAGGTGGTGGAAACGTTGGCCCGGACGGTGATCACGTAGGCCGGCAGGCCAGCCGCGTTTAGGGGGCCAGTCCAGACTGTCGGCTCGGCCGCTGTCTCACCGAAAACGGGGAGTAGCGTGGCGACCTGTGCGAGCATCCAATCCAGTCCCGGCTGGCCGGGGTCGGGGGTGACGATGTAGACGGGGACGGTGAGGCCGATCGATTGCATCGTGGCCGCCCCGGTGATCGTGGGCGGGCCGACGATCACGGCCGGCGGCTGGAAATCGCCGGGATCACGGGTCGCCGCGATCCCGGCCGCCTCGATCGCGGTGACGATCTGATCGAGCGCGGTGGTGATCAGATCGACCGCGTCACGCGGTTCGGCGGCGGTCATATCGCCACCGGGCGCCGCATCCCGATTAGCCGCATCGCCCGCATATAGGCTTGCTGCGAGTCGCCGGGCAGATCGATCGCGCCGTCGCCATAGGCCGCGTATCCGGTCGGGCTGGCTTTGGCTTGGTAGATCAGGCCGGCGTAGATCGTCGTCCCCAGCTTGACGTCGGCCGGCGGTGGATCGGGCGACCCGATCAGATCGAGATCGGAGCGCCTGTCTTCCACGTACTTTTTGGCGGCGGCGGTGGAGTCGGCCAGCCGCGTTGGGTCGGCCAGCGGCCCTAGCCACGCTTGCACGTCATCGGTGGTGATCCAGTCAACGGGCATTCGGGAATCCTCTCGGAGCTGTGGGCGCCCCCTAGCCGCAGATACTAGGGGGCGCCCCGGCCAGGCCGGCTGGGCTACTTGCGAGATTCCCGGCTGGCTGGCTGTTGCGCCGTTCCGATCGGCGTGAACGGGGTGATCCGGACAGCGCCCGGGATCCCGCCCAGATCCTCGCATAGCCGGGTCTGAACGTAGAAGCTGGTAACGCCGATTTCCATGGACAGGGTTTCCACGTTGGCGACCGTCAACCGGAGCGGCTGTGTTTCCCGTACCTCCAGGAAATCGCGGCTTGTCACCCAGCCGTCAGCGGGGGCCACGTCGGGCGATGCCACCACCGTCAGGCCGGCATAGTTGGCGTTGCCCTTGGCGTCCACGCTGCCACTGGAAAACGCCATCGCCCCCTGCGCGTCGATCAGCTTGCCATAGGCTTCCCCGCCGACCACGAGCAGATCCGGATAGCTGCGGTAGGCGCCCATATAGGCGGCCACCGCCGGGCCGACCGCCGTGATCGTGCTGGCGGCCGTTGGGAACGCGGCCGCGATCGCGGCTTCCACGTCCCGCCAGTAGCTCTTGATTGCCTGCTGGAACACTTCCTCGACGTAGCTCGGGCTTGAGCGTTCCACGAGCGCCACGCTCGCGGCGCCGGCCCAGGCCCACTGAAGGATCGTCTGGTCATCGTCGCCGATCCGAACGGGGCTGGACGGCGCCGGATCGACATCGCTAATCCACCCGCCATCTGGCCTTTGAGTAATCGCCGGTCTGCGTATGGTCATCCCTGCGCTGGGCATCTCGGCGTGCGTCATTGCGTCGAACAGGGGCCGGTCAAACCCCAGGCAGTCGATCATCTCGGACACGTAGGCGAGAGGCACTACCCCGGGGTTGGTGGACAGGTTCTCCCGCACAAGCGCCGCCTCGATCCACTCTCGGGCGAGGCGATCGCCACGCTCGGCCCGAACGAGGGTCTGGACATACTCGCCCAGCCGAACAGGCCGCTCCCGGGCGGCGGTGATCACGGCCGGCGGGGCGGCAGCTCGGGCGACCGGGCCAACCGGATCAGGCTCGGGGTGTTCTGGCTCGGGCGGCTGTGGCTCGGGCCGTGGCTCGGGGGGATGATCGGGCATCGTTCCTCCAGTCGGTTTTTGGGCGGCGATCTGATCGACTCCAGCCGAGCTGTAGCCGGCCAGGGTGACTAGGCTGGTTTCGACTAGCTGGCAGGCGGTGACGCGCATTCGTTCGTCATCGCTTTCGGCTTCATCCCAGGCGGTCACTTCGGCGCCCACGGACAGGCCGCGCCGGCTCCCCGAGGCGGCTTGCACGAGCGCCGTATCACC